GGTTCACTTAGAGTTACCCGTCAATTGGGAGTTGTCTTGTTAGTTAATTAAGAGAAAAACCCGAAAGACAAATAAGGGTTTTTAAAATGTTAGTAAAAAGGTTAAGTATATATTTTAAAACATTTCTTAATTATTTCATCCAAACAGAGGCCTCACGTGGGGATATCCATATTTGGATGACATCGTTATTAACATGTGATGCTCCATGTATATTTTACGCAACTGGCGTTTCTGTAACCGCAGTTGGGCTAAAAGAATTGGTTGTAAAACCTGTATTTGATGCTAAGGAAATAACAAAAGCACCTATACGTGTACCAGTAGAGGCATTGTACAAGGCAATGCTATAATTACCATTTGGTGCCAATTCAATTATCAAACGAACTAAGGTTCCTTTATTAACAATGATAAGAGGAACATTGTCCGATGTTGAATTTGTTCCAATGGTAAGCAAAACGGGAACTTTTAAAGTAAAATCTGTCCCTGACACTATATAATTATTGCTAAGTGCTGGTATAATAATCCGACGTGGATTGGAAGAAGTATCCAAAGTAACTGTCTCACTTTCAAATTTAGAACAAGGATCTGGTACTGATTGGAGTGTACCAGAGTTAGGAGAAACAATAGTATATTTAGACCAAAGTTCCGTAATTGTATTATTTGCATTAATGGTTCTATTTGAAAACACATATAATCCTCCTGTTGGAATACTATAAGGAGCAAGTAAAACTTGTAAATGACTTCCTGATGTAGACCAAGCCATTGTATAAGTGTTTTCGGGTAAAGCATAAATTTCAGAGTTATCTGTAGAAACTGCTAACATCTGATTAGGTAAATAAAACAATGTACCACTTGGATTCACGCCAAAAGTATAGGCAGAACCAAAAAGACCATTAGCAGAGTTACCCACGCGTGTGACAGGTTCATTGTTGTAAATAACATTGAAGATTTGAAAGCTACTAGATCCAGGTACATCTTCATATGGAATAAAATGCACTTGAGGAGGACCCAGTAAATATTGGAAACGAAAATCATCACTACAAGCGCGATAAATTGTTGGTTGAATATTTGCAATACTACCAGTGATAGCAGTGGCTGCTCCAGAAGTGTAAAAAGTAATTAAAGGAAATGGATAATTACTTTCTTCAACTAAATCTTGTGTTTGTTCTTGAACTAACACTGGAGCAACGTGTGAAGCTGAATAATATGGGACCTCAACGTCTATCAAGCCTTCAAGAGATGGTTTAATAACTTGTGTTGCAAAAGGTGAATATAACAACTGTTTAGGAACAGCAGATAAAACACGTGTCGAAACACGAGGTATTTCACCTGTTGGATAAAAAGATCCTAATGAGGTTCTCATTTTAACTATATAAGTTAAAGCTGAATATGAACCTGCTGAACCAGCATCAATAGAAATACGCATACCACCTCTATAAAAACCATATAAATAAGAAAAATAGTCGATATAATCAAAAGTAAAAGCTGTATTGAATGTGGATGCAGTTCGAGGTGTTTGGAAATCAAAAGGTGCAATATCATAAACTGTATTTGCTGTTACCGTAGCAGGTGCAGTATAATAAGTACCAAATCGTCCCAACAAACTCTTGATACTTGAAATACTCTCTCCTACACAAAGAGCAGCTGACAACATATCCATTTTAGGTTTAGCAGAACCTATTAAATCATCACTTGTCTTAATAGCTTCTTCTCGATCATGTCTCTCATCCATAGAAATACCTTGGGTGTTTACATGCCAAACACGTTCAGATGTAGCTCGAGTTTCTGTATAGGGATAGATATTTGGTGCTGTGGGCATTTGTAAGTCAATATCATCACCAGCAGCAACTAAAACCATAATATCAAATTGTTGTACTACTGCTTCTGGTGCGCGAACAGGTACGAAAACATCAACTATAATACATCCAGTAGAATAATTATATGGTTTAACGGTTTGTTGATTAACGGAAAATTCATTAATTACATTAAGATATTCACGAGTTGAAACATAAGGCGCAGTAAAAGAAAACTCAGTTAGATCACGTAAATCATAAGTTTCTTGATAACAACGATCTAAATTGATATTTGATGGAATTGCATTTGGGTTTGGAAAAGGAGAATATAAACCAGGCACATAAGTTACTCTTAATGTTCCTGAATGAAAACCCGTCTTAGCACAAATGAAAGTATATTTCATTGAACCTCGCCATAAACCAAAAGCTGCTGATGTATAACCAACAAAAGTTGAATTCATAACTCCTGATGTACCAACTTGTACAAACTTCGCCGGATGTACATTATCTGTAAATAAAACAAAATTTTCTGCATTAGTAGTTGAAACAGAAAAGGTTTTATAATATGTTGGGGCTTTACAGATATTTTGTATTTTCATCTCATCTTCATATGATCCACCAGCTTCAGGCATAGGCATTAATTCATTATTTGCAAATAAAGCCATTTTATGAGCCATATGTTCACCTCCTGAATTAGCCATGTAGTTGTTTGTTCTTAAACTTGCACGAGTAACACCAGCAATATTGGTAGGTTTTTGATAACCTGCTGCCTGTAAAATATTTGCAGCAGTTTTAACCATATATGATGGTTTTAACTCTAAACTAGATAAATCATCTAATAGATCATGTTTTGTCATTAGAGCTCCAGAAATAGGCACATCGGCAGTGTTTGAGTGCATATTCTCTTCCTCAATACCTTGAGTTATGACTGGCATAACAGCTGTTGGGTATTCGAGTTCAGGATCTTTTAGCCAAGTTTGCACTTTAACACCTACATCTGTTGAATTAGTAGAGTTCAATTTTCCAAAAACGACCAAAAACAAAGCACCATAATTACCTTGATCTGTGATAGAATTATAAAAAGTGTGTTGATTAACATAGGGAATTTCAATAGTTTGTTGAGTTCCTCCTTCACAATTAATTTTAATATTAGCACATCCTGATTTACCAGCTAAAGAAGCCTGAATCAAAGATGCTTTACCTTTAAGGTTCTTATAATTTGGAATCCAATATGCCATTAACACTCCTTGTTGAAATTTTTGAGCGTTAATAATTAAACGGACGCATATTTTTCCTCGAAGTCCCACGAAACCACGCATCTTTTCTTGGTACTGAGGATTCTTATATAATAAATCAGGAAACAAAAGACCTGATGGTATAAGTTCAGTATTTGCAGATTGTCCTGTAGTCCAGACACCTTTGTATACATCAATGGGACGAGAGACAAAATTAAGCAAATCATGTTTCCTATCTTGTAAAGTAAGTTCATTAGCATTCCTGACCTGAGACATTGAGGGTAAGACTTTTGTCTCGGATACAACGCCTTGTCGAAAGTAAGTCATTAATTCTTGTTTATCTACATTTAAATTGTATTGTTCCATTATTGTGATTGGCTATTAGTTTAAAAACGTTCGCCTACTATATATTTGTTTACGACTAGGAGTCCACGGACTTATCTATGAATGTAACTAACACGCCATTCATCATACCTAGAAGGTTTTAAAATAAAATAATAAAAGATTTATATACTAAAATAAGAGAGAAAATTTAAGATTCGTAATCTTGATTGCACGTTACATTAAATTGATCATAAAATACGTCAATCGCGGGAAAATTTGCTCCTAAAAATGTATTCCGGCGTAAACCCTCTAAAAATATGACCCAATCATTGTACGCTTCCTCTCCATGTAAACTCATTTCCATACATGTTGTTTGAACATTTTCAATCATAGTTTCATCTCTACGAACTAAATCTTGCGTACGCACCCACATTAGTATCTCCTTAACGGTGTCGATATCTAATGGTGCTACCCATTTACGTCCACAAAAATCAACTTTTCTAAAAGCCCGTTTTAGAAAAGTGATTTCTTCTATAAAACGGGCTTTCGCAACCTGACCTGAACTATTCTTTTGATCATCAGTATATGTTAACCCCAATAAACTCATTGCACGTGAAATAGTATGCATATTAAACCAATCTATAATTTCAGGATTGATATTAGCACAATTATCATCTCCATATGCAATAAAATGTACATTTTCGTCAAAAGAGGCTAACGTTTTCTTTGGAGGCTTACCCATAAATGGAAAACCATCAGGAAATAAGATATCCATTTCACTTGGTGTCGCTTGTCCAAAAATAAGAGCATATGCCATTCTAAATACAACCATATTAAACATAATATTTATAAAAGTGGTATATGGATTACCACTTGGTTGACTATTATACCATCGATAAACTCCTCCATTACGTGCAATATGTAATGATCGTGTTAAACAAGTCCATAAATTCCTTCGAATATTTCTTTCTTCAGCTGTTGATCCATATTGCGCATAGAATTTTTCAACCACATCTAGTAATTTTTCTGTAATTTGATTTACTAAAGAACCATCATAATCTTTATAATCACCAGCAATATTAGTTAAGCCACCCCATTTTGTAAGATACTGTGCCAATTTCTCCCATTCTTTAGAATATGGATTTATGCCAACTGCACTTTCATTATCTATTTTATTTTCCATAACATGTGATAAAAACCGTAAGAAGTACATTCTAAAGGCTATAGAGAAATGCATTGGTCCTGCGGAAAATATACGTGTTTTATAATTCTTAACTTTTTCATGAGTACGCAATTCATCTTTCATAGTGTCAACAAAATACACAACTGGTATTTTTGTTTTAGCTTCCTCAATCAAGTTTTCAACATCTCGTTTTAATTCTTTCCAGCCAGGTCCATCACATTTCATTTCTTTTCCTGTCCACCACTTTTTACCAAAAGGTTTCTTCTGTTGATCATAGGGATGACCAGGCGATTTCTTACCATTGATACTCCTAATGGTTTTATCTCCATCTATTCCAGAAACAGATTGTTCAATAGTCAAGATCATCGGATTAGGGCAAGTTTCTTTAATAACATCAATCTCATCATACCTTGAATGTGCTGCAAAATCAACTAACAACATGTCTAAACCTTCAGCACTTTCATAATTCTTCGACATAGCTTGTTTTAAGATATTAATCTCTTCTTTATTTAAAGAAACACTTCGCAATAAACCTTCAAATGTATCGTGCACATTAAACTGCAATATCTTTTTCCCTGGCCATAAACTTGTAATATAATCACTAATTAAACGATTACGAGAACGAATATCATCCAATTTATCACGCATTTCATTTGTAATAAAGAAATTATTCTGAGCCATTGCTTTGCTAAACGCATCTACGCTTAAAGGGTTGTATGTTTTAAGCAATTTATTAGCAACATGTTCCACTGCCACATCTATTAAATCTGATCGAATATAAGGCATATGTATACAATTCTTGGCTAAACCTTCCATCAAAGGGTCACGTTTTATACCTCCTTTAGCTAACCAAACTTGATAATCTCCATATGAACACTCACGTGCCTCCTCACCGCGCATTTGAAACATAACCTTTCCTTTATGTTCAAACAATCGACAAGAATCAGGATTTTCATAGATCGTTCTCATAACTGCAGGTGCTTTCTTCACTGCTATGGGATAAGTCTTACCAGTTTTCTTCTCATAAGCAGATTGTAAAGCTTGTAAATGTATTTGTATAGGACTTGGAACCAAGTTAGTTTTCATAGGTTGCATTGGATAACCTTCTGTCTTTTTCCCAATGTATTGGAAATTTCCTTGAGGAACAAGTTGTACAGGTCCAAATACATCTTCCTCTGTTAAAGGAGCCAGATCTGGTTCAACAAATGCATTTACTGCACAAACACCAAGTTTCACTAATGTTTCTTCAATATCTTCTTGTGTTATAGATACACTACATCCTTTACCTTCACTTGGATGATCTGTAGAATGCATTCCCGCAATACAACGTGACAATTGAGGATGATCTAACCATAAGACAGCTCCACAATCTCCTGATTGGGTGCCTGCAACATATTCGTAACGATCTCGTAAAGTGATGTAATACCTACAAGGAACACCTTTATCATCATTTAAAACTTGTTCTCCTTGGAAATCGATGATATTGTTTTCGAAGAAACGATTTCCTGTACGTCTCATGACATTAGTTGGTGTAACTGAACTACACGCCAATGTCACAGTTTGTTTAATATCTGTGGGAGTTGAACTTCTATGTCCTACATTACGTTGAACTACTAAATAGCCTCCCAAACCACTACTATTAATCTTGGCTAAATCTTCTCTTTTAACAAACTTCTTAATAATATTTGCACAGTTATGACCTGAAATTCCACTACCAGAAAGATGAACTATTACAGCATCTTTTTCCATATGAGCAGTATCATC